ATGGCGCTAGAATTACAACTTATCAAACACCACTCAGGAATACTGATCCCGGCTACGCCCGAGACCAGCGATATTCTGCAATCAAAAACCCGGCTCGGCGATGTTCTTGTTGCCGAGTTCAGGCGGTTACGAAACCCGGCATTTCACCGGCGCTTTTTCGCGCTTCTCAATCTCGGTTTTGAATACTGGGAACCAACCGGCGGGGCTATCTCTAGTAACGAGCGGAAGCTGATCTGCGGCTACGCCAAGTTCCTGGCATTTTACGGCGGGAATGAGGGTGCGCTGATTGATGCTGCTGAGCAGTACCTTGAGCAGGTTGCTTACCGGCGCCTCACAAATGGCATTAGTCTGTGCAAATCCTTTGATGCTTACCGCTCCTGGGTGATCGTCGAGGCAGGGCACTTTGATGCCATTCAGCTACCTGACGGAACACTTAAAAAGCATCCACGTAGCATCTCATTCGCCAACATGGACGAACTCGAGTTCCAGCAACTATATAGAGCCGCACTCGATGTCCTCTGGCGATGGGTCCTGTCCCGTTCATTCCGCAGCCGTGATGAGGCCGAAAATGTTGCCGCTCAGCTGCTTGGTTTTGCGGGGTGAGGGAATGAAATTTACCTGGTTCCATCACACCGACTGCAGCACCGAACAGGCCGACGAATTGGTTAAGCGTTACAAAGCGCGCGGCGTGAGAGTAGAGCGCAGCCTTAACCAGGATTACATGACCTGGACTGTCAGTGCATTCCTTCCGACCTCAAATACTCCAGCGCGGCCGGATAGCCGCTGGCGAAACCGGATGTGGGGGTGAACGTGAAGACATATCAAATCACTTTGCCCTGGCCGCCGAGCAATAACCGGTATTACCGGCACAACCGCGGGCGCACGCACATTAGCGCTGATGGTGTCGCGTACCGCTATGCCGTGGCCAGTATCATTCGAAGCGCCCGTCTTAATATCCGGACGGCCGCGCCACTCAAAATCCGAATTGAATGTCACATGCCCGACCGTCGGCGCCGCGATCTGGATAACCTGCAAAAAGCTGCATTTGACGCTTTAACTAAGGCGGGGTTCTGGCTGGATGACTGCCAGGTTGTCGACTATCGCGTTGTGAAAAGGCCTGTCGTTAAAGGCGGAAAATTAGAACTCACCATCACTGAGCTGGAGACCGCATGAATCTTGAAAACACCCTTAAATATCACTTCGCAAAATCGACAATGATTAGCGACTCTCCGCGCGCTACGGCGTCAGACTCATTAACCGGAACGGATATCATGGCCGCTATGGGTATGACGCAGGAACGGGCAGCATTGGGTTATAGCGCCTTTCTCGGAAAGATGGGTATCAGCAACAATGACCGGGAGAGGGCGATCGAGTTACTGGCCCAGTACGCGCTGACCAAATGCGATCGGGTTGCTGCGCTGCGCAAACTGGACGCCGGGCTTAAGCCACTGGTAATGCATCAGCTGGCCAGTTTCGCGTTCGAGGACTATTCCCGCAGCGCCGCCAGCGTGAAGCAGTGCGATGGCTGCAATGGGGAAGGGTTTGTTGATGCGGAGGTTTTCAGCACGAAGTCTCACACTCCGGCAAAAGAGAAGAAGTTCGTGAAGATGTCTTTGTTCATGGGCGTCGAAGATGTTCGACCTTCTGAGTTTGAGATTCGCAGACAGGTCAGGGAGATAGCGCGCGTTCTGTGCCCTCAGTGTAAGGGTAGGAAGGTAGTAAGTTGCGCCTGTAGAGATTGCAATGGACGCGGGAAAGCCGTTAATAAGGTTCTTACTGAACAGCAGGGTGTGCCGGTTCTGGCTGACTGTAAGCGCTGCAGTGGCCGAGGTTATGAGCGAATCCCATCAACTGAGGCTTACGCCGCGGTGTGCCAGATAACGGATGAAATCAGCCTCGATACCTGGAAGAAGACTGTTAAGTCATTCTACGATCAGCTCATCACCAAGTTTGATATCGAAGAGGCATGGGCAGAGGAGCAACTTAATCAGATAACAAAATAGGGCGTTATTTTATCGTGAGCTATTTACTTTTCCCGAATCTGTGGTAATTTTGCTCTAACGATGGGTTATTGCCTTCGTTTAAAGCCCTGCGGTTATCACCGCGGGGCTTTTTTATAAGCTAAGCATGGCATTACCCAAATGTTCTCTTCACTCTCAAAAATCAACCTGAATAGACGTAAAAAAGCATAGCTATACGAATAAGTCTCTAGATTCAAAATGAGACAATGACTACCTCTTAACTACCATTGAGGTTAGTGTCATGCAAAAACGAGGATTTGTACTCTATCTGGTCGCCATTATTGTTTTTGGATTGTTTATACAAATCGCACCAGGAGAGCTTCTTACTGGTTTCAAAAACGCCTTCGGAGATGCCTTAGTGGGCATAATTGGGCCCAACAGATAAAATGTAGCTTAACGCTCCTCGTTATCAGGCGGGATGTTTGACTCAATCCATTTTGAAGTATTTCTAACGCCATACTTCTCGCCGCTGCTATAAACTGAACTAATAACAGTGAGGAGATGGCAATGACAGAAGGTTTCTACTGGATACAGCATAACGGCGTAGTTCAGGTAGCTTACTACACCGACGGCGTCACCGAGGATCTTGAAACGGGCCAGACAATAAACGGTGTCTGGCATCTGACGCGAGGTGATGATATTTGCCACAACGGAGAGGCTGAAGTGATTGAAGGCCCACTGTCTGCGCCATTGAAATGAATATATTGATCTGATTACTTGGCAGATTCTTTGTACTGCACATATGCTTTTTAAGCATCCTGCGGAATGTATGGGTTCTGAAAGCATTTTGGTGGTGAATCCCCCTATGCGGAGGGGCGTTCCAGCAATTACCAGAAAAGGAAACCTCTCAGACGCGAGAATGTTTGCTGGAGTCATTCTCACCGGAAGGAACCCGGCACCACTCTCTCAGCTATTGCCAACTTAGCAACTATGCCTGCTGTCCGAGCAGGCTTTTTTTTGGCGAGAGAGATAAACTATTGACCGCATGAATATATCCTGAGTAGGTTATGCATGTGGTGAATCCCATCTAAGCGATGGGGCGTCTGGTTAACTGCTATGTGCAGGTATGCGCGCGACTTTGACGACCAGAGATAAGTCACCGGGAGGCACCCGGCGCCACATCCTCAAAAAAACGTTTTGTCGACCACCAGGTTCTGAATCGTCATATACACTTCTAAATGAAACAATTTAAGAGGTGAATTATGAAAGAGGGATATTATTGGATTAGACACAATGATTGTGTCCAGATCGCCTACTTTTCGCACGGTAAAACTGAAGATATGGTTACAGGAAAAATAATCAGAGGCGTCTGGCATCTAACTCGTGGCTACGATCTATGCCATAACGGTGAAGCGGTCGTTCTGGAAGGCCCAATATCCCCACCTTTATGAACATAATTCGAAGAACACAGGCTGCCTCAGGGTGGCCTTTTTTATTTCCCCTCAAATTTACTGAGAGGATTCACAGCAATATGAGGGGGGCCGATGTCCGATCCATTTTCCGGCACGGGGCTGGCCGGTTTAGCTTTGACTGGAGCCAGTGTCTACGGTCTATTGACCGGAACTGACTACGGTGTTGTTTTTGGTGCATTTGCTGGCGCCGTATTTTACATAGCGACAGCAGCTGACCTGAGTGTGTTACGTCGCCTGGCATACTTCTTCGTGTCGTATATCGTCGGCATTCTTTGTTCGGGGCTGTTGGGTTCAAAACTCACATCCTGGACGGGGTACACCGAGAAGCCTCTGGATGCTATCGGTGCCGTAATAGCTTCTGCGTTAGCCGTTCAAATCCTTACGTTCCTGAATAAGCAGGACATCGGCTCGCTGGTGGCGCTAATAACGCGCCGGGGAGGTTCAGGTGGTACTAAATGATCCAACAGCAACTATCAACGCGCTGCTCTGCGCCGGAGTTGTAATTACTCTGATGTTTTATCGCCGTGGAGATTCGCGGCATCGGCCATGGATTTCGCGTTTAGCCTGGCTGATTACCGTCACCTACAGCGCTGTACCGCTGGCGTACCTGTGTGGGATTTACCCGCATTCATCATGGGCCACCATTGCGGCAAACATCATATTCCTTTCCGTGCTGGTGGCCGTCAAAGGCAACGTTGCACGTCTGGTTGATCATCTGAGGCACTAATGAACCAAACACAATTTCAGAAGGCGGCTGGCATCAGCGCCGGGTTAGCTGCGCGCTGGTTTCCGCATATCGACGCCGCTATGAAGGAATACGGCATAACCACACCGCTTGATCAGGCGATGTTTATTGCCCAGATGGGGCATGAAAGCACCAGATTTACCCGGCTGGTGGAGAGCCTGAATTACGCGGTTGAAAACCTGGTACCGACGTTTGGTAGCCACCGCATCACACAACAGCAGGCCGCCGCACTTGGCAGAACGGCAACGCAACCGGCAAACCAGAAAGCGATCGCCAATCTGGTATACGGTGGTGAGTGGGGAAAAGAACACCTTGGCAATCAAGTTGCCGGTGATGGCTGGAAATATCGTGGTCGCGGGCTGAAACAGGTTACCGGCCTGAGTAACTATCGCAGTTGTGGCTACGCGTTGAAACTGGACCTTGTTACCCACCCGGAGCTGCTTGAACAGGATGAATACGCCGCGCGCTCAGCCGCATGGTTCTATGCCTCCCGTGGTTGCCTGCTTCATTCCGGCGACGTTGAGCGCGTGACACTGTTAATCAATGGCGGCCGCAACGGGCTGGATAAGCGCCGCGAGCTGTTTAACCTGGCGAAATCAGTTCTGGTATGAGGTGAGTGTGGGTATCGAGACAATAATCGGGCTGGCCGCACTGGTCATTTCCGCTATCGCCGGCGCTTTTGGCCTAGGCCATATTCGCGGCACCAGCAAAGCAGAAGCCAAAGCCGACCAGCAGCGAACCGAAGATAACGCAGCGGCAATGGTCGCAGCAGCCGAACGCAGGGTAGAAACAACGAAAGAGGCCAGCAATGTACAGCAGACTGTTAATCATATGCCTAGCGACGATGTTGATCGCGAGCTGCGTGACGAATGGAAGCGTCCCGGCGGTGGTTGATACCGGTTGTGATTGGGTGAAGCCAATCTTCCTGACGGATCAAGACATCGACGTTCTGGACCGCCAGACGAAGAAAGACATCCTGGCGCATAACAAAGCATGGAAAGCAAATTGCGGGAAAAATTGAGCCTCATCCCTGAGGTTCGGACACAGTCTCTCCTCTGGACTTTAACCGTAGCAAATATTGAGAATTCTGTTATACAAATGGACAATTCTTGGGGCGCAGATGATTAATTAGCAGGGAAAAGCTTGAAGAAATCAGGGTGGCTCATCCTTGAGCACACGGGTAGTCCTAAACGACGACTTCACCTGACATAGCAAAGTCTATGTAAGAGTCTAGAAAATAATGAATATTTAGCAAGCCGGGAAAGGAAAAAAGTCCCTTCCGAAATGAAATCCTGCAATTCGGAAGGGAGACCAAAGGGGTCATCATTACAAGGAGAATGTAAATGTAATCCATTTCTCAAAAGTAAAAAGGTGTATTAAATAAATAATGCAAAGGAACAAAAAACTGCTTTCTTCTAATGCCTGATGGGTATACGGGATGAATGATTAGCGAAGAATTTCAACAATGCTCACAACTTTATTTTGTCTGTCAGCTACATTTTAATGGCACGAGTGATTCGATATCTCTGCCATCCAGATGAATCCCCCTGAGCGGAGGGGCAACCAGTCACTGCTGGACGTAGTGTTGCGGGTTTGCGGAGTGATGCAAGTCCACCGGGAGGCACCCGGCGTCTGAATGCTTGACTAAAGGAATAGGGTACACGTCGAAATGAGTGCGAAGTAATACCTACTTACTGCTAGACCCAGCCAGTTCTGTCCGAGCTGGCTTTTTTTTGAAAAAAAAGCCCTCTCAGCGAGGGCTACAGGAGTCTCAGTTTCGTTGCTCTTTTTATTGATGTTCCCCGGAGTTGGCATTCTCCGCATCAGAGTCATGTATAGCCTGGCAGCCAGGCAGATAACAACAAGCGTAAGCGTGGGATATTAAGAAATTCCTCAGATTGTTTTCACTGGTGGATGGGCTAAAGACCTTGAAACAGTAAGCGGGTTGACCGCAGCCATAAGGCCATGCAGCAGCCATGATGCAGCCCCGAGTCGCGTAATGGCGAGCAGGTATAGCAGACCGTTGTGAGGGTAAATAAGGGGACATGCTCCGGTAAAGCAGCGCGAACGCCAGACGCGCACCGGTTATAAGCGGCGATGAAGCGACAGCAACTCAAGGGCATGAGCGTGGCCACTCCGGGTAGTGGCAGCCATTACAACGCCCACCTGCTGGTGGGCTTGATAATAGTTATAAGATTAAGCGGATGAATCAATCAGCTGATTATCTTGCGCAACTGGATTTCTTCCTGCTCGTTAAGCCTGGCATACTCGCTTATTTGTTTAATAAGTGACTCTTTGTTATTAGACATCATGGACGAAACATAGCAGCCAGTTCGCCATTCGAAAAAGCTCACCAAAAATAAGGTTGATGCTGTAGAATGCTGATAATGTATTGAGAGGTGATTGCAAATTTTTTTCGTTACCATGGAGTTAGCTTTTACTTAATGCAAATTACCGGAATTTATAATGCTTTATTGATATGAGATATATGGATACTTAACGGTTGCTAAAAGAGAATTTAGTACCACTAAAAATAGTAGGAATAATCTTACGTCGTTGTTGCTGTTGGCACAATATGGATAATAACTTTGCCTAAACAAAACAATAGCAACCGATGAAAATTCACTTTATTACAATCGCCTTGCTGGCGACGATTTCTTCGCCATCCTACGCAGCGTTTCAGGAAAGAGAATACAATACTTGGTATCAAAAAGATGCTGTACTCTACGACATTACCCAGACCTCAGAGGGATTGCCTGTCATGATAAGCATCTCTCAACCGGGGAGGGAGTCAGCTAATATGCTCGTATCCTATATGTCCGATGGTGGCTGTGGAGATGAGAAGGTGCGGCTTAATGCTAACGGGAAGGATGTGCCTGCAACTTATACTTGTGTATCAGTCGGAGCAGACAGGATTGAACACTTTGCAGTGAATGATGCAAGCAAGGTCAATGAGATGGTTAACCACCTCAAGTCAGATTTCACTTTGTTGCTTCAGAACGATATCAAAGTCTGGGCTGCTAACATAAAGACGCCTAAGTATGGCTTAGCACCAAAATTTTAAATCTCAAAATTTAACCGCCTAAGGGCGGTTTTTTATTGGAGTTTATATGGCAAAACCGGACTGGGGCGAGCTTCAGCAACGGTTCCTGTCCGAACATGCCGCAACCGGCGTATCACCAAAGGAATGGTGTGAAGCGCAGGGACTGAACTATGCTACCGCACGTCGATATATCAAAAAACCTTCTGCGCAATCTGTGCAAAAATCTGCGCAGAAAAAAGTGCGCACTGCGCAAAAAGAACAAAGCGCAGAAGAGCTGGTGGATGATGATGGATTAACGGCACAGCAAAGACGTTTTGTCGCAGAATACCTAAAGGATGGTAACGCCACACAAGCCGCTATCAGGGCGGGTTACAGCAAAAAATCTGCTGAACAAATCGGTTATCAACTCCTTCAGAAAACTTCAGTTGCCCAGGCTATTGCACAACAGCAGAAAGCCTCCATTGCGCGCACGCTTGGCAGTGCCGATGAAGTCCTCGCGCAGATGTGGCAACTTGCCACCTTCGATGCAAACCAACTCTCACAATACCGACGAGGCGCGTGTCGTTATTGCTGGGGCTTCGGTCATCACTACCAGTGGCGGGATGCAGTTGAGTTTGAAGAGAAAAGACTCGAGGCTGTTGAGCGTGACAGGCGTGAACCCGAAGATTCCGGCGGCTATGGCTACGACCACAACCGAGAACCAAACCCAGAATGCCCGCGCTGTAATGGGGACGGCATCGGCCAGCCTTATTTCCCAGACACTCGCAAGCTCCCGGCTATTTCCAGGCTTGCCTATTCAGGCGTGAAGGTTGGCAAGAATGGTGTCGAAATCACAGCCATCAGCCGTGAGCGAATGTTTGAAGCGGTAATGAAGCGGCTCGGCCTGGCGGATAGCGAGTTCGCTCAGCGTCTCCAGCAGATCGAAATCGACCGCCGGCTGCTGGAGGTGGAAAAACTCCGCAAAGAGCTGGCCGGTGATGGTGATGATGACGAACCGACCCCAGTTCAGATCAATATCAATGTAGTGGACGCGAGGGCGGAAGATGGGGATCAGCCCGACACTTAACATTCCTCAGGCGCGCTTCCTCGCGATGCAGCACAAATTCAAAGCCTATGTTGCCGGGTTCGGTTCCGGTAAGACGTGGGTGGGTTGTGGCGGCATCTGTAAGGGGATGTGGGAGCACCCTAAAATCAACCAGGGTTATTTCGCACCGACGTACCCGCAGATTCGTGACATCTTCTACCCGACGATTGAAGAGGTGGCCTTTGACTGGGGCTTGAACGTCAAAATCAACGAGGGGAACAAGGAGGTCCACTTCTACGAGGGGCGACGGTACCGCGGAACAACTATCTGCCGTTCGATGGAGAAACCCGGCTCGATAGTCGGCTTTAAAATCGGTAACGCGATGGTGGATGAGCTGGACGTCATGGCGGCGGCAAAAGCACAGCAGGCCTGGCGAAAAATCATCGCTCGTATGCGTTACAAGGTTGATGGTCTGCGTAACGGCATCGATGTAACGACCACACCGGAAGGGTTCAAGTTCGTCTATCAGCAGTTCGTGAAGGCGGTGCGTGAAAAGCCAGAGCTCGCGGCCCTGTACGGTCTGATTCAGGCCAGCACGTTTGACAATGCGAAGAATCTACCGCCTGATTACATTCCATCGCTGCTGAGTTCTTATCCTGACGAACTAATTCAGGCCTATCTGCGCGGGAAGTTCACCAACCTCAATAGCGGAACCATTTACCACACGTTCAACCGTAAGCTGAATAACTGTTCTGACGAGATTCAGGATGAGGATCCGCTGTTTATCGGCATGGACTTCAACGTGGGAAAAATGGCCGCGATTGTTCACGTTAAGCGTAGTGGCCTGCCGCGCGCGGTTCGTGAGCTAGTGAAGGTTTACGACACGCCGGCGATGATTAAGCGCATTCAGGAAGAGTTCTGGCGCTACGAGGATGGCCGTTATGTGAAGAGCAGGGAGATTTACATCTATCCGGATGCTTCTGGCGACTCCCGCAAGTCCCAGAACGCCAGCAAGACCGATATCGCCCAGCTCAACGATGCCGGATTCAGCGTCATTGTTGATGATGCCAACCCGCCGGTTAAAGACCGCATCAACTCGATGAACGCTATGTTCTGCAACGCCAACGGCGAGCGCCGGTATCTGGTGAACGTGCAGAACTGCCCGGTTTACACTGAGAGCCTCGAGCAGCAAATCTGGGCGGCTAATGGCGAGCCGGATAAATCAGCAGATAACGATCACCCCAATGATGCTGGTGGATACTTCATCGTGAAGGATTACCCGATCGTGAAACCGGCATACTCAATCACAATGGACACTACTTTCTGATATGGCAAACGACGACATCACCTGGGTTCGACCAGAACACCGGGCGGCTTCTGCTGCCTGGCGGAAATACAGGGACTTTTGCAAAGGCGCTGAGGCCGTAAAGGCGGCGGGTAACAATTATCTGCCTTATCTCGACCCAACCGATAAATCCACACGCAATCGCAAGCGCAATGAGGACTATCTAAGCCGCGCGGTGTTCTATGCCATTGCCGGTAATACGAAAATCGGCATGCTTGGGATGGCGTATCGCAAGGACCCCACGTTTAACGGCCCTGAAAAGCTCAATTACCTGTTGGACAATGCTGACGGTGCCGGCACCAGTATTTATCAGCAGTCGCAACTGGTGGCCGAGAACGTGCTGGAAGTTGCGCGAGAGGGGCTTTATGTCGATTACGCAGAAGCCTCCGATGAGGCGATCATCCTCCGCTATCCGGCAGAGAACATTATCAACTGGCGAACAAAGCGAATTAACGGGCGCGATCAGCTGGTGCTGGTGGTACTGCGTGAATGCGTAGAAGAGCCGGATGGTTACGCTTATAAGGATGAAATCCAGTACCGCGAACTGGCGCTGGAAGAAGGCCGGTTCATCTGCCGGGTATGGCGCCGGGCTGGTGGCACTGCAAGCGGAACCTACACCGTTGACAGTGAATACCACCCTAAGCCTAAAGGAAAGGACTACTGGGACGAAATCCCGTTCACATTCGTCGGGGCCCAGAACAACGATCCCACTATCGATGATTCACCGCTGGCCGCGCTGGTGGAAATTAACCACGGGCATTATCGAAACAGCGCTGACTATGAGGACAGCGTGTGGTTCTGTGGCCAGGTGCAGCCGTATATGACCGGGCTCGATACCAACTGGCGCGACCACCTCGAGAAGAAGGGCGTGAAAATTGGTTCCCGATCACCGCTTTTGCTTCCCAAGGAGGGCTCATTTGGTTATGCCCAGGCGCAGCCGAACATGCTGGCTAAAGAGGCCATGGACAGCAAACGCGATTACATGGTGCAGCTTGGCGCCCGGCTGATTGAGCAGAACGCCACGGCGAAGACGGCGACGCAGGCTAGCGGTGAGCAAACATCATCAACATCCGTGCTCGGTATCTGCGTTTCAAACGTTTCCGAGGCCTACACGCTGGCGCTGGGATGGTGTGCGAAATACCTGGGTATCAAGGGCGAATCGACGAGCTACACGATTAACCAGGAATTCATTGCGAAGGTTGCCGAGTCGGGCATGGTGACGGCAATCGTCAACGCCTGGCAGTCCGGTGCGCTGCGCGATAGCGATATGATTCGCGCACTGCAGAAACTCGATCTCATTGACCCGGCCGACAGTCCGGACGAGGTTATTGATACGCTTCGCAATCAGGCACCAACGCTGACCGGGGGCTAATATGGCAACCGTGAACGAAAGCCTGCGGGATGAGGCTATTGCTCATTCCGTCTGGATTAGCCGCTACGCAACAGGCGTGGCAAACCGGATGGTGAAGTTGCTCAACGAGACGGACGCAGACCTGTCGGCACGCCTGCTCGATGCGCTCGACAGATTGCCTCCTGAGAGCTTCACCGTTAGCCGTCTGCAGAGTTTACTGGGCAGTGTGCGTGATCTTAACCATCAGGCCGTAGCCACCATGCAGGCCGGGCTCGAGAGTGAGCTGGTGGCGCTGGCAAAGAACGAGGCCAGTTATCAGATGAGCCTGTTCGATTCCCTTCTGCCTTCACAGGTCCTGTCTCACTATCCGCTGCAGGGCATCACCTCCGATATGGTGTATGCCGCGGCTATGGCACAGCCCTTTCAGGGGAGGCTGCTGAGTGAGTGTGCGGAGAATCTGGAATCGGACAGGCTTGCGCGTATCGTGAACGCCGTCCGCAGGGGGTATCTTGCTGGCGACACGGTAGAGACTATCGCACGCAATGTTCGCGGACACGCCAACAAAGACTATCGCGACGGCGCGCTGCAGATGAGCAGGGCAAACGCTGCCAGCATCGCTAAAACAGCCGTGAATCATCTGGCTGCCACAGCACGCAACAGCTTCGCCAGTGCCAACAGCGATATCGTGAAAGGCAAACAGTGGCTGTCTACGCTGGACAATAAAACCAGCCACGACTGCATTATTCGTGACCTGCTGCGCTACACCCTGGATAACAAACCGGTCGGGCATAAGGTGCCTTACCTGCAGGGACCCGGGAAAATCCATTTTTGCTGTCGTTCTACCGAAACCCTGATCCTTAAATCGTGGCGCGAACTCGGCATCGATATCGACGATATGGACGAGGGGACTCGTGCCAGCATGGATGGACAGGTACCGGGGAAAACCTCGTATCTGGAATGGCTCGCGCGCCAGCCGGCACAACGCCAGGATCAGGTTCTGGGTGCCGAGCGTGGCCGTCTATTCCGCGCGGGTGAAATCGACCTGGCTGATATGTTCACTGACAAAGGCGAATGGATCAGCCTGGAACGTCTGAAGCAGCTCTCAGGCACAGACAACTAACAATCACATCTTACTCCACGCCCTGGCATCCGCCGGGGCTTTTTTATGGGCGAGGCCCGGCAAAATCCCGAGGGGAAATTATGTTAATTCGAAACATGCTTCTGAAATATTACGCACCTGAAAGCGGCGGTGAGGGCGGCGGTGGCGGTGGTATCGAAATCACTCCTGAAATCCAGAAGCTGATTGATGAGCGCGTGACCAATGAAGTCACTGGCCTCAAAACGAAAAATAGCGAACTGCTGGGCACCATTAAACAGCAGAAAGAAAACCTGTCCCGATTTGAAGGTATCGATCCAGACGCGGTGCGCGGCATCTTGCAGCGTTTTTCTGACGACGAAGAGGCGAAGCTTATCGCCGCCGGAAAAATTGATGAGGTGCTCGATAAGCGCACCGAGCGCATGCGTGCTGATGTGGAGAAGCAGATTAAAGCCGCAAATGAACGCGCGGACAAAGCCGAAGCGTTCTCCAACAAATTCCGGGACCGCGTCCTGGGAGATGCAATCCGAGCTGCAGCCGCGAAAACTGGCGCGCTGCCGGAAGCATCAGACGATCTGATACTGCGTGCTAAAGGCACATTCCAGCTCAACGACGAAGGCGAGGCCGTAGCAGTTGATGCAAATGGCGATGTTCTGTTCGGTAAAGACGGCAAAACTCCACTAAGCCCGCTTGAGTGGGCGGAGTCTCTTAAGGAGACGGCTCCGCACCTGTTCCCACGCGCCGAAGGCACCGGCGCAGGCGGACACAAATCAAACAGCGGTGGCAGCCTGAAACGTTCCGAAATGAGCGCCAGCGACAAAGCGGACTACATCCGCAAACACGGCCAGCAGGCCTTCCTCAAACTTCCGAAATAAGGGATTAACCCATGTCTACCACTGTTAATACCGACCTGGTTATTTATGACGACCTGGCCCAGACCGCTTTCCTCGAGCGCCGCCAGGATAATCTGGAAGTGTTCAACGCTTCCTCCAACGGTGCGATTTTGCTGGATAACGAACTGATCGAAGGCGATTTTCGTAAGCGTGCTTTCTACAAAGTTGGTGGTTCCATTGAATCGCGCAATGTGAACTCTGTCGATAAAGTCACAGGAAAAAAAATCGGTGCCGGTGAAGCGGTATCCGTTAAAGCACCGTGGAAATATGGCCCGTATGAAACCACGGAAGAGGCCTTTAAACGCCGTGGCCGCTCCGTTGATGAGTTCTCCGAAGTTATCGGCGTTGATGTGGCTGACGCGACGCTGGAAGGCTACGTGAAATACGGTCTGAAGGCGCTGACGGCTGCTATTGGTGCTAACGCCGACATGGTCGTAACCGCCGACATTGAGACCGACGGTAAAAAGACCCTGACGCGCGGCCTGCGTAAATACGGCGACAAGTTCAACCGTGTGGTGCTCTTCGTGATGCACTCTGCCACCTACTTCGACATTGTTGATGAGGCGATTGCCAACAAAATCTACGAAGAAGCGGGCGTGGTGGTTTACGGCGGGCAGCCAGGCACGCTGGGTAAACCTGTGCTGGTGACCGACACCATGGACGCTGATGCGATCCTTGGGCTGGTAGCTGGTGCGGTTACCGTCACCGAGTCTCAGGCGCCGGGCTTCCGTTCCTACGATATCAACGATCAGGAAAACCTTGCGGTTGGCTATCGCGCTGAAGGCGTGGTGAACGTTGATCTGCTGGGCTACAGCTGGGATACCGCTAAAGGTGATAACCCTGACCTGACCGCCATCGGCACTGCGGGCAACTGGAAGAAACACTTCACCAGCAACAAATCTACGGCAGGCGTGCTGATTAAGCTGGAATCCGCTGTGGGGGAGTAACGCTGTCAGCGGATAAAACCTCCGCAACTGCTGACAGCACAGACGCGGTAACTGTTTCTCTGAAGTACACGCTGAATGGCTCCGGTGTATCCGGTAAAACCGTCGCGTGGACGTCCAAAGGTGGCGCGCTTAGCACGGCCAGTTCTCAGACTGGATCAGCTGGTGGTGCATCGGTGAAACTCACATCAGATGCAGCTGGAACCTTCACGGTAACCGGTACTGTAGATGGAGTGTCGAAAACCACTGAAGAGATCACCTTCACTGAGCCTTCCGGGGAATAACGAATGGGGCGAAAGCCCCATAAACAGGATGATTCGATGGTCAATACCGATATCACCTCTCCTGATGCCAACAGCTACGCCAGTGAAGAGGATCTTGCCTCATTTGCGGAAATACGCGGCATTGAACTGCCTGACAAGCTCACACCGTTGTTGATTAAGGCCATGGATTACCTGGAAGGTCTGGACTGGGTTGGCTCAAAAACAGACCCACGCCAGCCGCTGGCATGGCCACGCGTGAATGTCATTCTGGATGAACATGATTTCCCGCCGGATGAAGTTCCACGGCAGGTTATAACCGCACAGTGCATGCTGGCGGTAGAGGCAATCGACGGCGATTTACTCTCCAGCGTGCGCGAAGCCGCTGTGAAAACTGAACGTGTGGAAGGTGCTGTCACCATGACCTATGCGGTCTCAGATGGTGAAGTCTTCACGCCGTCCTATCCTGCCGTTATGGCGCTGCTGGGCGACCTCGCTGGTGGTCGTGGTTACGCCATCAATGCATTTGCTGAGAGGGCCTGATATGGCGATAGATTACCAACGTATGCAGGCCAGAACGACCCGCATGCTCAGGCAGAACGGCGCGACGTACAACGTCACCCGTAAAGGCTCGGTAACGGTTATCGGCGGCATTGAGCATAAAACTGAAGCGGTCCGTTTTACTGCTGTGGGCGTGAAGACCGAATACGCGCCAGGCGAAATTGATGGAACGGTCATCGTTAACGGCGACGTGCAGATTGTTTTTACGGCAGAGCAGGAAATTAAAATCGGCGACGTAGTCGATATTGATGGCACAGCCCACCGGGTTATCAAACCCAACTCGGCAAAACCTGCCTCGCTGGTACTCTGCTACAAAGCGCAACTGAGGGCTTAACATGGGCGAGAACGCGGCTTTCCTGGCTGAAATCACGGCTTTCGTTAATAAGGCGAAAACGAATCAGGAAGCGGTAGTGCGCGCCGTCGGCATAAAAATACTTAACCAGCTGGTGATGATGTCCCCAGTGGGCAACCCGGAGTTGTGGGAAGTTAACCAGACAGCCGTTTCCTATAATCGCGCTGTTTACGACCATAACGAGGCGCAGCGGGCAAATCCCGACAACCTGACCAAAACCGGGCGGCTGAAGAAAAAAGACCGGGTGGTGGATGGGATGGATATCAAAGCACCGCCGGGGTATACGGGCGGACGCTTTCGCGGTAACTGGCAGGTGTCCTTTGATGCGCCAACGACTGACGAGACAGGGCGAATAGACAAGACCGGCGACCTGACAAAAGCGGCCGGGAACTACACGCTGTCGCTCTTCAAAGTAGGGATGAAGGCCATTTATTTCTGCAACAACTTGCCCTATGCCTACCCGCTTGAAATGGGGCATTCCACACAGGCTCCGGGCGGCATGGTCCGCATAACTGCAGCTGAGTTTCAACGCTTCTTTGAGGAAGCTGTCAGGGAGGTGACTAAGTGATTCCTGATATTGCATCAGCACTGGCCGCCAGATTGGGTGCCTGGGCCGATGCTGAGGACATTTCGGTTGCATGGGAGAACGTGCCGTTTATACCTCCTGCTAACGAGATGTACCTAGCCGTTCACGATATGCCGGTTACGCCGCGAACAATCGATCTCGGCTTGCGCTGCCGGACTTATTCAGGCGTGTACCAGATTAATGTCGTGGCGCCAGCCGGCTCCGGCCGTACCTCCGTCGTTGCCCTGGCGGGCAGAGTTGCGGAATTGTTCCCCGAGGGGCTGGAAATTGCAGGCAAAGACTTTACCTGCTGGATTAGCAGCGCGCCTGGCATATTCCGCGGCGTCCCTACACCTGTGTCCTACACCGTTCCTGTCAGCCTGAATTATCGGGCAGACATTATCAGCTGACTCCCTCTCTGATATCCCACACCTGACCGGCTTAACGCCGATTATCTTGTTTCTGAAGGAGAAACCATTATGGGCTTTGCACTGCCTAACGGCTCTCATGTCTATTTGGCATCGGGCTACGGCCCGGCCATTACTTTCACCGGCGCGACGAATGCTGAGCACGCGGTGATCACCGTCAGCGCCGCGGACGATATTGCGGTCGGCGATATCGTTCACGTGAACTGCAACTGGTCGGGTATTGATAACGTTATCGCGAAAATCGACGCGATTGCGGAGAATGCTGTCACTCTTCGCAACATCAATACCACCAACAAAAACAAATACGCGGTGGGTGGCGGTTCCGGGTCTATTCGCAAAATTGAAGAATGGACCGAACTGCCACAAATCACCGAGGTATCGAAATCTGGTGGCGATCAGAACACCACGCAGATTCAGTTCCTCAGCGATGATCGCCAGCGCAACCTGAACACCTATAAATCCGCAGTCTCGCAGACCTACTCGATCGCGCATGACTCCACGCTCCCGGTATATCCATTGCTGCGCCAGCTGGACGAAGACGAAGAGACCGTGGCGGCTTACATGTACGTGCCGAAGGCGAAGGAGAACCGTTATTGGGCGGCCACGGCATCTTTTGACGATACGCCGACCACGGCGGTCAACGAGGTCGAAACGGTAAGCGTCGTGCTGAACCTGCAATCGCCAGCGATGACGTTCTATAAAATCACAGGCGCCGCGGCATAAGCCGGGCATAACGAAAATCTGAGCCTCCTCCATGGAGGCTTGTTTTTTACTAAGAGGCAACGATGGCGACTAAATTCACCCTTCAGCCCAAACCAACTTTCAAGGCCAACGTCTCGATTCCGCGCGCTGGCGATGAGGATGGTGTACTGACCTTCACTTTCAATCATAAGCCACTTAAAGAGCTGGCTGATCTGGAAAAACTGGAAGGCAAAACTGCCACTGATTTTCTGATGGAAATTATTTCTGGCTGGGCGCTCCCCGATGCATTCAACGCGGAAAATCTGTCGGTGCTGCTGGAAAACTATCCGGCTGCAATGAAGGCTATCCCTGAAACCTATTATCGCGAACTGATGGGGCAGCGCGAAAAAAACTGATAGCGGTTGCTTCTGCATTCTATACGCCTGAACCCACAGCGGCAGACCTGGCACCCTATGGGCTTACGCTGGATGACTACGACGATCAATACATCGACGTCTGGCCAGATGTATGGCCTTCATTCCTGGTGTTTCAGGCTGTCAGCACGCAGTGGCGCACGGGCATGGGAGGCGCATCAGGGCTTGATTACAACGTGCTGCCCTGGGTGATGCGCCTGCACCACGTCGACGACGAGGCAACCGCGCTTTCGGACATCCGAATCATGGAGAGCGCCGCACTAAAAGTTATGCATAAAGAGAGGGCGGAATGAGTAACGATATCGCCACGATTTCCCTGCGCGTAAATACCACTGAGCTGGAGCGCGGTAACCAGGCACTGGATCGCTTTCAGGAGACCGCGTCCGCCGCGGCAGGCAAAGCGGATGACCTGAACAGTACGTTCCGCACCGGCATCGATAACCAGAAGAAGAACAGCGAAAGCCTGAAGCAGCAGCGTCAGGAACTGCAGAACCTGCTGAATAAAATTAGTCCGGTAAACAAGGCGCTGGATGAGCTGGACACTATCCAAGAGAGCCTGGCTAAGTTTCGTGGTAAAGGGCTGGTGGGAGACGAGGATTTTACTCGTTACAACAGCGTGCTTGAGACGACGCGGGCAAAACTGGCACAGGTAATGGAGTCTGAGACCGCAGAGGGGCGGGCTCGCATTGAGCAGGTTCAGGCAGCGCAGCGGGCAGCTGCAGCGGGCAAAACCTTTATCGATTCGCTGGAGGAGCAGGTCACAGCAATCGGAAAAACGCGCGCAGAACTGTTAGAGCTAAAAGCTGCTCAACTCGGCGTATCCGATCGTGCTGCACCAATGATCGCAAAGCTGAAAGAGCAGGAAGAAGCATGGAAGTCTGGGGCTATCAGCGCGGGCCAATATCGCAATGCTATGCGTTATCTCCCGATGCAAATGACCGACATTGTGACTTCACTGGCTTCCGGTATGCCGGTTTATATGGTTGCTATTCAGCAGGGCGGTCAGCTCCGTGACTCGTTTGGCGGTGTAGGCAATGCGCTGAAAGCGATGTTGTCGATGGTGACTCCTGCCCGAGTGGCCATTGGTGGCCTGGCTGGCGCTGTACTGATTGCGGCCAAAGCGGGAGCAGACTACTTCACCGCCTACGACGAAATCAACAAGGCCATTATCAGAACTGGCAACATTGCCGGCACGTCAGCGCTCCAGATCATGGCTTCCTCCCGGTCTATTGCTGCCTCTACTGGCGCTACTGTAGGAACCGTTCAGAGTTTGATGACTGAGCTGGTTGGCATGGGATCGCTGACACAGCAGCAACTTGAAAATGCAGCGGGCTCCACGGCGCTGGCGGTTCAGACCGGTATAGTCTCGGCGCAGGACATCACCAAAGCCTATAAGGACATCGAAAAAGACCCTGTTAAAGCGCTGCAGAGTCTCAACGAACAATATAATTTCCTGACCGTTTCACAACTTAAGCATGTTGACGATCTGATAAAGCAAAAGGACCAGACCGCGGCCGTTACGCAGGCTATGGACCTGTTTGGCGATACGTTGGCAAAACGTGGGGAGCAGGCTTACGACTCGCTGACGCCGTTTGGTCGCCTGTGGCTGGATATCAAGGGCTGGGCGTCTGAGGCCATGCAGAGTATCGGTCAGTGGGTAGCTGAACTGGCATCAAACACACTGAAGGAATTCAACGCAATTTATTACAGCGTTGCGATCGTTTTCCAGAAGCTGAACCAGATTATTTCTTCCTCTATCGCTGCCGCGATTAATCTCGTTCCCGACTGGGCGAAAACAGATACTTTGCAGGGATGGCAGGACTACAACGAACAAATGGCCGGCGCATATGGTGACAGCGTCTCTCAGTTGAAAAAAGACTGGGATGCGGCTGATATCAGTGCAGGTAAATACCTCGATACGACCAGAAAGATAAGTACCGCAACCACCCAGAAGGATCGGGAAGGAATCGCTTCTTTTGGTAAAAAGACCAAAACCGGAAAGCAGGGCACATTATCGGCTGGCGATCGCAGCACGGATGCTGCCCAGGCCGAGCTGCTGGCGCTTCAGGCACAATTACGCGCGCTGCAGCAGCATAAAGGGCTGAACGACACTATAAGCCAGCAGCGCAAAGATCTGTGGACGACTGAAGCGAAATTTCAGGTGCTGGAAGAGGCCTCGCGTTCACGTTCACTGACAAAGCAGGAGCAAGCCCTGCTGGCGAGTAAAGACCAGGTGCTTCAGTTGGCACGGCAGAAAGCCCTGTTAGGTGATCAGATTACCGCACAGGAACAGCTGAACAAGCGAATGGATACCTCGCAGAAATACGTCACGCAGATGGCAGAGAAGCAGGCTGCATTAGTGAACGGTGCCGGGATGAGTGACCGTCAGGCACAACGTGAACTCGCGAAAAGTCAGCTTGCCGCTGGCTGGAAGAATGCTGGAGGTTCACTTGACGACGAGGACTATCAGAAGCAGCTTAAAGCGGCGAATGATTACTATGATGCAGAGGACCGGTTACGTGGCGACTGGCTGACTGGCGCGAAAAAGGGCTGGGCTGAATTTGAGGACAGCGCGACCAATGTTTACTCGCAGGTGCAGACGATTACCAGCAATGCGTTCACCGGGATGGCCAGCACGCTCACCGACTTTTTTACTACTGGTAAATCTAACTTCTCCGACTTCCTGACTACCTTCCTGAAGGGCATCGCCCAGATGCTGACTCAACTGGCTCTGGTTAATGGAATGAAATCAGCCTTTGGTGGAACGTGGTTCGGTAATTTCCTTGGAATAAAACAGGCGTGGTCAGGCGGTTATATCCCTGAGTACGCCAATGGTGGTGCGGTTGGCTATACCGGCGACGGCGGTAAATATCAGCCGAAGGGTGTGGTCCACGGTGGGGAGTTTGTTTTCACCAAAGAGGCTACCAGCGCGTTGGGTGTTGGCAACCTTTACGCGTTGATGCGAGGCGCTCAGGGCTATGCAAACGGCGGGTATGTAGGCACCGCGCCCATGTATGGATTGCAATCCGCTGGCGCTGGCAGTGTTACTGTTCAAACGTCTGTTGTTGTGCAGAACCAGAGCCCGCAACAGCAAACAAACGCTGGTAGCGATACGATGTACCGAGCCTATAAGCAAACTATTGATCAGTCAGTGCGCGAAGGTATTGCGAAGCAATTAAGGCCCGGAGGGCTCATCTGGAATGCAACGAAAATGCGTTAATGGAAAACTTTCTTAAAATTCGGTTTTAATTGCTGATCTTAGGAAATGGATAGTCATTGACCAAATAAAAGTTAATGTTAGGATGTTTCTGATTGTAACTTAAGGATATTGCAATGAGAAAATTACTAGGGCTGACAATTCTGACTTTACTGGTTGCCGGATGTACTACGCCAGCTAGAAACTATGTACCCCAAACGAAAGAGATAAGTATACCGCCGCTTAATACGACTACGACTACCTATGTTGGTGAAGATATGGTTAGACAGGGTATCGACGCCAGTATTGATGCTATTCATTTCAATCAGGCAGTTGAGATCGGATCCATAGGGGTATATACAATCCCTGCAGGTGACTACGTAAAAATTGGCGAGGATTCCAAATCTGAGTTTTTCTCTAATGTAGAAAGATCATCAGGTGCTCTAGTACCGAATCGATTTATGGTCAACGATCCAACTCAAAGTATTCAGCTCAAAAAAAATGGTGAGATCTGTATTGTGACAATCTATGGCGCGACCAAATGTGATACAGGGAAACCATATTCAAAAGTGAAATTTCAAACAGAACAGCAGTCGGCTTTTCAACAAACCTTGATTTATAATGGTAAGGTTGGGAATAAGATAAATATTGGTTATCGTGAGTTTCAGGGGGGATTGGCAAGAGCTGCCTTCTCAAATGAAGTCGAATATGACCTTTCTGAATCAAAAACCATACGCTATAAAGGTGCTGTTTTAGATATCCTTGAGGCGAATAACCAGTCAATCACTTTTAAGCTTACGCGAAACTTTAATACCAATTGAAAAATCTTTAACTTATTTATTGATATATTAACACTTAACCCGCTTCGGCGGGTTTTTTTATGTCCGGAGATAGCATGGCAATCGAAACGTTCACCTGGCGAACACAGATACAGGCGGGGATGGAAGGGGCATTCAGCCTTAAAACGCGCTCTGCAACCTTTGGCGACGGCTATGAGCAGATCGCCGGGGAAGGCATTAACCCTGAAAAGCAGTCATGGCCTGTCACACTGACGGGAAAAAAAGCGGACATGCTTCAGGCCCTGAAGTTCTTTCGTTCTCACGTCACAAAGTCATTTATCTGGACATCGCCAGTTGGCGAAACAGGGCTCTATCGGATTGAGGCCGAATCAATCAAGTCACAGCCCTTATCCAGGAACGTTCTGACCATTTCTTCAACATTCAAACAGGCGTACACACCATGATCACCGCAGACTATCAAAGCCTTGAGCCCGGCAACAAAGTCCGGCTTATCGAAGTTGATGGCTCTACGTTCGGCGTGGATGATGTACTGCGATTTCACGCGTACAATCTCCCGCACACGGAAGAAGAAATCGCCGCCGCTGGTGGTGATGAATCAAAGCTGAAGGCGAAAAGCATCTGGTGGCAGGGGGAAGAATATGCCGCCTGGCCGTATCAAATTGAAGGGCTAGAGGCCTCCACAGACGGCAACAGTGCCCAGCCTACGCTCACGGTTGCAGATATCGAAAGCAAGATTACAGCGCTGTGCCTTGCCTATGACGATATGCTACAGGCGAAAGTCACTATCCATGACACTTATTCGCATTATCTCGATGCGAAGAACTTCCCAGCAGGTAATGCAACAGCTGATCCGCAACAGGTCAGAAAACGAGTTTTTTACCTTGATAGCAAAAGCAGCGAAATTCCGGGTGAAAGTATCGAATTCGTGCTCGATAGCCCGATGTCGTTACAGGGAAAGATGATTCCTACACGTCAACTTCATTCTCTGTGTACCTGGTGTATCCGGAATAAATATCGCACCGGCGATGGCTGCGACTATGCCGGAACCCGCTATTTCGATAAAAACAACAACCCGGTGAGCGACCCCTCTCTGGATGAATGCAACGGCACGCTTACGGCCTGTAAGCTCCGGCATGGAGACGGCAACGAACTGCCGTTCGGTGGGTTCCCTGGCACGTCTTTGATCAGGAGCTGATATGCGTCAGAAAACCATCGATGCGATTATGGCTCATGCTGCAGCTGAGTATCCTCGCGAGTGTTGCGGCGTGGTGGCGCAGAAAAGCCGTGTTGAACGTTATTTCCCGTGCCGGAATCTTGCCGCGGCGCCGGACGACAATTTTGTACTTTGCCCCGAAGACTATGCAGCTGCAGAAGACTGGGGGAAGGTGATCGCCATCGCTCACAGTCACCCAGATGCCACGACGCAACCGAGCGAGCTGGATAAAGCGCAATGCGATGCAACCCTTTTACCCTGGCATATCGTGAGCTGGCCGGAGGGGGATTTACGGACCATCCAGCCGCGTGGAGAACTGCCGCTGCTGGAGCGACCGTTTGTGCTTGGTCACTTCGACTGCTGGGGTCTGGTGATGAGCTATTACCGGCAAACACACGGGATAGAGCTTCACGATTACCGGGTCGATTATCCCTGGTGGGAAAACGACTACCCGGACAACTTCTATCAGGATTGCTGGTATGAGTGCGGATTCCGTGAATTCGACGGGCCGCCAAAACCTGGCGATATGGTGATCATGCAGGTTCAGGCTGATAAGTGGAATCATGCGGGGATTCTGCTGGAAGGCAACATGCTACTGCATCACCTTTATGGGCATCTGAGCCAGCGCGTACCTTATGGCGGTTACTGGCGTGAGCGCACAATGAAAATACTGCGCTTTAAAGACTGTTTCTGATAACCGCCTGTGGCAGTTTTTATGGGGGAAAAATGGCTGCATTACTCAATGTTGAGCCGGTCCGCACAATTCGATTGTACGGCGTGCTAGGCGCCACCTTCGGGCGTGAATATCGTTTGTCAGTAGCTTCACCTAAAGAGGCCATCCGCGCCCTGAGCGTTATCGTGCCGGGTTTTGAGCGTTTCCTGAATACCAGTAAGCAACGAGGTTTAACTTATGCGGTATTCAGCGGGAAACGAAACCTCTTAAACGATGAGCTCAGTATGGACAGGAGCAAAGAGGAAATCCGCATCGCGCCGGTGATCATCGGCAGTAAGCGAGCCGGTGTGTTTAAGACAATCCTCGGGGTTGCCCTTGTCGCTGTTGCTGCGTTCGTTACGGGAGGGGCCGCGATCGGGATTGGGGGTACCGCTTTCGCTGGTGGATGGGGCGCTGTGGCGGGGATTGGGGCATCAATGGCGATCGGCGGCGTAGTCCAGATGCTTTCTCCACAGACAACCGGGCTCGCCAGTAAGCAATCTGCGGATAACCAAGCCAGCTACGCCTTTGGTGGAGTAACAAACACGACAGCTCAGGGGAATCCGGTACCACTTCTTTATGGCCGCCGGCGAATCGGCGGCGCGATTATTTCTGCCGGGATTTATGTCGAAGATCAGCAATAAATAATCACCTTCTTTCAGGCCACCTTCGGGTGGCTTTTTTTATGGGCGCAATATGGCAACTGCAATCGCTATAAAAGGCCGCAAGGGCGGCAGCTCAAGTTCCCGAACCCCTACCGAACAGCCTGATGATCTGCAATCTGTAGCAAAGGCAAAAATCCTCGTTGCACTGGGAGAGGGGGAGTTTGCAGGGCAACTGACGGCGAAAGATATCTACCTGGACGGAACGGCTCTTGAGAATGCTGACGGCTCTCAAAACTTCAGCGGCGTTACGTGGGAATTTCGCGCGGGAACTCAGGCGCAAAAATATATTCAGGGCATACCCGGTACCGAAAACGAAATCAACGTGGGAACTGAGGTATCGAGCGCTACAGCGTGGACGCGCACGTTTACTAATACGCAGCTTTCAGCTGTTCGCCTGCGCCTGAAATGGCCTTCGCTTTTCAAGCAGGAGGACGACGGCGATCTGGTCGGTTACTCGGTTAATTACGCGATTGACCTGCAGACGGACGGCGGCACATGGCAGACGGTACTCAATACCAGCGTGACCGGCAAAACGACGTCAGGTTACGAGCGCAGCCACCGTATTGATTTACCTCAGGCTGGCAGCACCTGGACAATGCGACTGCGTAAGATTACCTCTGATGCCAACAGCGCGAAGATTGGCGACACGATGATGCTGCAGAGCTTTACTGAGGTGATTGACGCCAAGTTACGCTATCCAAACACAGCGCTGCTCTATATCGAATTCGATTCCAGCCAGTTTAACGGCTCTATCCCGCAGATCTCCTGCGAGCCACGCGGCCGCGTTATCCGCGTACCGGATACTTACGACCCCGAAACCCGCACCTATAGCGGTACGTGGGCTGGGACATTTAAATGGGCCTGGACCGATAACCCTGCATGGATTTTCTACGACCTGGTGGTTAGCGACCGTTTCGGACTTGGGGATCGTCTTACAACGGCCAACATAGATAAATGGACGCTCTACCAGGTTGCACAGTATTGCGATCAAATGGTACCGGACGGCAAAGGCGGAAGTGGTACCGAACCACGCTATACCTGCAACGTGTACATACAGGAACGCAACGACGCTTATACGGTCCTGCGTGATTTTGCTGCCATCTTCCGTGGGATGACCTACTGGGGCGACGACCAGATTGTGGCGCTGGCGGACATGCCGAGAGATGTAGATTTTACATACACGCATGCGAACGTTATTGATGGGCGCTTTACCTATTCCAGCAGCACCACAAAGAACCGTTACACCAATGCGCTGGTGTCCTGGTCTGATCCTGATAACGCTTATTCTGATGCGATGGAGCCTGTTTTTGAGCAGGCGCTGGTTGCGCGTTATGGGTTTAATCAACTTGAGATAACTGCGATCGGTTGTACCCGTCAGTCGGAAGCGAACCGGAAAGGGCGATGGGGGATCCTCACCAACAACAAAGATCGCGTTGTTACTTTCAATGTAGGGGAAGATGGCAACATTCCGCAGCCTGGCTATGTAATCGCTGTAGCGGACCGAAATCTCTCCGGGCGCGACCTGGGCGGCCGTATCTCTGCGGTGAATGGTCGCGTGCTGACGCTGGACAGGGCGCCGGATGCTTCGGCAGACGACAGGATGATTGTCAATCTTCCATCGGGTGTTTCACAGTCACGCACCATCCAGTCGATAACGGGCAATAAAGTAACCGTTACGACTGCTTACAGCGAAACGCCGGTGGCTCAGGCCGTGTGGGTCATAGAGTCTGATGAGCTCTACGCGCAGCAGTATCGCGTTATAACGGTAACAGATAATAATGACGGCACGTTCACAATCGTCGGTGCAAATCATGATCCGGATAAATATGCCCGAATCGATACCGGAGCCATCATTGACCAGCGGCCGGTGAGCGTGATCCCGCCGGGCAACCAGTTGCCACCTGCGAACATCGTGATCAGCTCGTTTTCTGTGGTGCAGCAAAATATCAGCGTAGAAACAATGCGCGTGAGCTGGGACCAGGCGCAGAACGCTATCGCCTATGAAGCGCAATGGCGCCGCAACGACGGAAACTGGGTCAACGTGCCGCGCAGCTCCACCACGTCGTTCGACGTCACGGGGATTTATGCCGGGCGCTACCTGGTGCGCGTGCGCGCAATCAATGCCGCAGAAATTTCATCCGGGTGGGGCTATTCAGAAGAGAAAATGCTGACGGGTAAAGTGGGCAACCCACCGAAGCCGGTTGGCTTCATCGCCTCTGAAAACGTTGTATTCGGTATCGAGCTGAACTGGGGATTCCCAGCGAATACCGACGACACGCTGAAGACGGAAATTCAGTACAGCCTGACAGGCACCGAAGACGATGCGATGCTGCTGGCCGATGTGCCTTACCCGCAGCGCAAATATCAGCAGATGGGCCTTAAGGCTGGGCAGATTTTCTGGTACCGCGCGCAGCTGGTGGACCGCAGCGGCAACGAATCAGGTTACACAGAATGGGTGCGCGGTCAGGCCAGTATTGATGTGTCCGACATCACCGATGTGATCCTGAAGGAGATTAAAGACTCGGATACCTTCAAAGACCTGATCGAGAACGCGGTGGACAGCAACGAAAAAATTGCTGGCATGGCTAACGATATCAAACAGGCCAACGACGAACTGGAGCAGCAGGCGAAGGATATCGCCAAAAATGCCCAGGACGTCGGGAAGGTTCAGACTAGCGTTAATGAGCTTTCCAGCACGGTCGGGAATGTTTCGTCTTCACTCAGTCAGCTTGAGCAGACCGTTGCGACGGCTGATACCGCCCTGGGCCAGCGAATCGACAACATCAGCGTTTCTATGGACGGCATGACGGGCGGGGTGAAGAACTCTGCAATTGCGATAATCCAGGCCAACCTCGCTCAGGTGGCCACGCGTAAAACCCTTTCTGCATCGGTCGCCGGCAACAGCGCGAATCTGGACCGCATTGATGAAGTGATTGTCAACGACAGGGAGGCAACGGCGCGCTCGCTGCTGAGCCTGCAGACGGACGTTAACGGCAACAAGGCATCCATCAACAGCCTGAACCAGACGTTCTCCGATTACCAGCAGGCTATGGCCACGCAGGTAAACAGCATCACGGCGACGGTGAACGGGCACACTTCAGCGATCACCACCAACGCGCAGGCCATTGCGAACGTCAACGGCGACCTGAAGGCGATGTACAGCATTAAGGTCGGGTTATCCAGCAATGGTCAGCTTTACGCGGCAGGGATGGGGATCGGCGTGGAGAATACGCCGTCCGGCATGCAGTCGCAGGTTATCTTCCTGGCTGACCGCTTCGCCGTTACTCACCAGGCCGGAGCGACCGTTACGCTTCCGTTCGTTATTCAGAACGGGCAGGTGTTCATCAGAGACGCACTGATAGGTGATGGCACCATCAGCAACGCCAAGATCGGCAACTACATCCAGTCCAATAACTATGTTGCTGGCTCAGTCGGGTGGAGGCTGGATAAGGGCGGTACGTTTGAGAACTACGGTTCGACAGCTGGTGAGGGGTCCATGAAACAGACAAACCAGACAATCAGCGTGCGGGACTCCAGGAATGTGTTGAGGGTGCAGATCGGGAGAATCACGGGAACATGGTAACGGGAGGTCTCTTACGGGGCCTCTTTTTTTTCAGGAGGACTGGATGGCGGAATATGGTGTTCAGACATGGGACGCCTCAGGCAATGTAAATAACTATGGCGTTAAGCCTGTCAGCGTTTGTGGCTATCTCCAGCTGGCCCAGAACCAGAAAACAGGCTCTTACACCGTAGCGCTTCCACCGGGTTGCAGGCTGACCTATTTTCAGAGCATGAACGGCGATCAGTTTGGAACGAGTCGGAGGAAGATCACCATTTCAGGGGGAACAGCAACAGTGTCAGCAGTAGGCGATACCGACTACTCAGCAGGGACTGAGCCTGCGGCAGCGGCTTATCTCATTTTCCAGATCGAGAGGGCATAAATGGCGGAGTATGGCGTTTTACTGACGACCACGAGCGGGGAAGTATGGGTGACCGCGAACAGCTCGCCAATCGCTCTTCAGGCGCGAAAGACAGCGGCACTTCAGGGAACATCGGGGTTCAATACCAAAGTGACGCACACATTCCCCGCAGGTCAGCCTGTTGTCGCCTTCGTTCATTGCACGGTTGAGGTCGAAATCACCCAGACGATAAGCGGGAACACCATCACGATTGATTTTCTCAGACCGAATGCAACCGGCACAGCGTACGTTTATTTTTTCTCTATTTTCCCGCAGACAAAGCCAGACTACGGGCTGGCTGTGTGGGATGCATCAGGGACGCTGATTTTAACAAACGAAACGCGCACGCTGAGCGATGTTGTCACCCTCGGTACCGCCGGGGTGGATGCCAGCTCAGGATACAACATCAATACAACTCTGGCGGGGAAGTGGGCCTGTATGCCTGCCATGCTGGGGCTAATTACCGGGGTTATATCGGCTGGCGGTCAGCCGCAGCCATACATGGCCATATACAAGAGCATGGCAAAACTTGAGGGAAGCAATACGCGGATATTCGCCAGACCGCAGACAACCCCCGGCGGCAACCTTCAAAACGTCGCGTATTCGAATCTGAGGAACGTGATTATGGCCATTAACTGCGCCAACTATGATTGATCGTTTTGAACGATCAATTTCGAATAATTGATCTACCAAATCAATTATATCTCGTTGATTCATATTGTTATTGTGTAGCTTCATGAATGCCCTGGGATATAACAACTATGAAAAATATGATTCTTTGCCTGGCGGTAGCGGTATTGCTCTCCGGTTGCGCTAGCGTTATTGAGAAGCAGCAACCCGTATGCACCGGAACAGCCCTGATCGGCGGACAGGAAAGCAGCGTCCAGATCTACGGAGTCCGTAAACAAAACAATCAGACGCAGTACCGCGCCGGTTATCCCTTTAACTGGTCATGGGTGAGCGGCAACACGTTCACCAGCACCACCTGCCACTAACCCATTCAGTTTTGAACAAACCCCGCTCCGGCGGGGTTTTTTATTGCCTGGAGAAAATATGCTTTATAACACTGGCACCATCGCCATTAACGGAAATACAGCCACCGGCACCGGCACGAACTGGACGGCACCGGCCAGCCAGATTCGGGTTGGCCAGACGTTGTTTGTTCTTTCTAACCCGGTACAGATGTTTCAGATCACGGCCATCAACAGTGCGACGTCACTGACGGTTACACCCGCAGCGTCTCCGGCGCTCAGCGGCCAGAAGTACGGCATTCTTGTTACTGATAGTCTCTCGGTCGATGGCCTGGCGCAGAGCATGTCTCAGCTCATCAACGAGTATGACGAGAACATCGGCGCGTGGGAGACGTTCGCCACCACCTCAGCAAACCAGAACATCACCGTTACCATCAACGGCACTCGTGTAACTATTCCGGCGATCGGTAAGCTGGCGCAGAAGGGGAGTAATGGAGCTATCCCGATTGGGCAGGGCGGGACCGGGGCAACGAATGTCGCTGACGCTCGCACAAACCTCGGTTTGGGAAACAGCGCTACACGAGATGTTGATAGTCAGTTTGCCCCGGTGTCATCGTACATAAACGGAGCCGCTGTTATGGCTCAGGTTCATCGCGATTACCGGACACTCGCTTCGTACGATCTGATTACTCAATACCCGCTGGGAATGTCTTTCGGCATTCAGCTGGGAGCGAATGCATGGGGCGGTGGAAGCGGTGCAGATGTATACACCGGCATGTTAACGCTACGTGGTTGGCATGATGCAACAGGGGGCGGATACACTTCATGGCAGTTAGCTTCAACGTCGCAGGGGCTTAAATATCGTCAGGGAAACGGCACTGTTTCCGGGCTAACTAACGTTGGTTTTTCTACCACGCATACCTTGTATTCGACGCAGAACACCACGAAAGCCAGCGACGGAACGCTCAAGGCTGCATCGCCCGTTGCCCGTATTGTGAAAAGTCAGGAGGAATGTCAGCGCACTGATATCGATGAACCAGGCTTTGTCTGGTGCGGCTGTGGTACGGCGAACGCCGAGGCGGAGGGAATAACCCTTTCCCGCCTCGATGTTGGTGTTTATGTGCTGACAGGTTCGGCAGGCCTGGCGTCAGGGGGATGGCAGTTACTGCCGCCAATGGACCCTGGCGGCATGGGAGAACTGGGTGTGGCTGAAGCTGAACAAACCGCTGACGGCGAGCTGACTATCCGCCTGTTTAAGCGAAAATACATGCTGAGCGATGAAGGGGAGATCGTCAAAACAAAAGGGGAACCGATGGACGTGCCGGTGAACAGCTGGATCGATGTTCGCTTGGATATGCCTGATGATTCTGCCTTTAATCAGATGATCAATCAGAAACTTCAGCCATAGCTGCACGCTGATTCCAGATACTGTTTTGCGGCATCTCTACACGGACACTGACAAACTGATCGGCCGGAATATCGGCCGGTTCGCCATCCACAAAACCTTCCCGTGAGTTCCTCGCAAATATCGGTGCTGACGGGTATTCCCGGTGGAATGTTTTCACCAGCACTGACCCGTCGGCATTTACCTCATAGTCAAGCCAGATTAGGGCCTGCCCATTACGATCTTTAGGGATATCGAAGCCACCATCAATCCCACACCACGCCGCATCTGAATTCATACCCATGCAGCCCTCGATCAGATACTCTCCGGCTTTCAAACGAGTTACAGAACAGCCTTCTGATTCGTCATTAGTTTCAAACGAACCGTCTGCAAAAAGCTTAACTACTGGGGATGCTGCCTTAAGAGTTCCGTCGCTGGCTTTTGTAGTGTTCTGCGTCGAATAAAGGGTATGCGTCGTGGAGAACCCGACGTTAGCATTGCCCTGAATTGTTCCATTACCCTGACGATACTTGAGCCCCTGAGAGGTTGAGGCAAGCTGCCACGACACATAGCCACCACCTGACGGATCATGCCACCCACGTAGCGTTAGCATGCCCGTATATGTATCTACTCCACTACCTCCTCCCCACGCATTGCCACCGGACTGAATACCGAAGGACATACCGAGAGGATATTGGGCTATAGCGTCGTAAGAGCCGAGATTGCGATAATCACGATGACATTGCGCCATTACAGCGGCGCCATTAAGGTACGAAATTCCTGGGGCAAACTGGCTATCAACATCTCTTGTAGCGCTGTTTCCTAAACCGACGTTTTATAGATTGCCCTGCGGCAGCCATGCCGATAACTTCACCTGATTTTTTTGCAGAAAATATTGGGTGAAAAATATGCAAATTGGCTACGTAAGGGTGTCAACAAATGACCAAAACACAGATCTTCAGCGACAAGCTCTCGAACGCGCAGGATGTGAACAGGTTTTTGAGGAAAAAATGAGCGGGACGGTAGCGAACCGGCCAGCGCTTAAAAAGCTTCTGCGAACGCTGAATGAGGGCGATACGCTGGTGGTGTGGAAGCTGGATCGCCTCGGGCGAAGCATGCGGAACCTGGTACTGTTGGTGGACGAACTCCGGCAGCGCGGCATCCACTTCAAAAGCCTTACGGACAGCATAGACACCTCCAGCCCAATGGGGCGTTTCATTTTCCACATTATGTCAGCCCTGGCCGAGATGGAGAGGGAGTTAATCGTGGAACGTACCAGGGCGGGATTAGCGGCAGCGCGTGAGAAGGGGCGCATAGGAGGCAGACGACCAAAGCTAACACCGGAGCAATGGGCGCAGGCTGGCAGGTTGATTTCAAACGGCGTGGACAGAAAGCAGGTGGCAATTATCTATGATGTTGCTGTCTGTACGCTTTATAAAAAATTCCCTGCATCCAAACCGGCTTAAATTTGTACATCTGGGATTTCAGTCGGAAAATTTACAAAAATAATAATTCGAATCCTGATAGAAACTTAGAAACGAAGCGGTGAAGCTTTAAACAGTCGCTACGACTAAGGTGTATTGCGCGCTGACAGAAACGAAACTACTGTATATAAAAACAGTGCTTGAGGTATGCGTAATGGAATTTATCAGGCCTACTGAACTGCGAGAAATTATCGCAATCCCACTATACAGCGATTTGGTGCAATGTGGTTTTCCCAGCCCAGCGGCTGATTACGTTGAACAGCGTATCGATCTCAATGAGTTACTTGTCGCTCACCCGAGTTCGACATATTTCGTCAAAGCCGCGGGTGATTCTATGATCGAAGCCGGTATCAGCGACGGTGATCTGCTGGTGGTCGACAGCTCGCGCACTGCTGAGCACGGTGACATTGTCATCGCAGCAGTAGAAGGGGAATTTACTGTAAAACGCCTACAGCTGCGCCCTACAGTGCAACTCAATCCTATGAACAGCGCATATAGTCCGATTGTTGTTGGTAGCGAAGACACGCTGGACGTTTTCGGCGTTGTTACTTTCATCGTTAAATCTGCGAGCTGAATATGTTTGCCCTCTGTGATGTGAATTCGTTCTACGCATCATGCGAGACTGTATTCAGGCCAGACCTGAGAGGGCGGCCGGTTGTCGTTCTCTCAAATAACGATGGATGTGTAATAGCACGTAGCGCAGAAGCAAAAGCGGTCGGAATCACTATGGGGGAGCCATTCTTCAAGCAAAAGGAGCTTTTCAGGCGCGCAGGAGTTGTGTGCTTCAGCAGCAACTACGAGCTTTATGCTGATATGTCTAACCGGGTAATGACGACGCTTGAGGAAATAAGCCCCCGCGTTGAAATTTACAGTATCGACGAAGCTTTTTGCGACCTGACAGGTGTTCGCAACTGCCGGGACCTGACGGAGTTCGGCAAAGAGATCCGCGCTACGGTTCTGAAGCGGACGCATCTGACGGTCGGGGTTGGCATTGCCCAGACGAAGACACTGGCGAAGCTGGCCAATCACGCCGCGAAGAAATGGCAGCGGCAAACGGGCGGGGTAGTGGACCTATCCAATATCGATCGCCAGCGACGACTCCTTGCCCTAGTACCTGTAGAGGATGTGTGGGGCGTCGGTAGGCGCATCAGCAAGAAGCTGAACGCCATGGGCATAAAAACTGCCCTCGACCTTTCTGAACAAAGCACGTGGATTATTCGGAAGCACTTCAATGTCGTCCTCGAACGAACGGTCCGTGAGTTACGCGGCGAGCCATGCCTCGATCTGGAGGAATTTGCACCGACAAAGCAAGAAATTGTCTGCAGCCGTTCATTCGGCGAACGCGTCACGGACTATGAGCAGATGCGACAGGCTATTTGCAGCTATGCGGCGCGTGGCGCCGAAAAGCTTCGCGGCGAGCATCAGTATTGCCGCTTTATTTCTGCATTCGTGAAAACCTCTCCCTTTGCACTTAACGAGCCATACTACGGTAACAGTGCATCAATGAAGCTTTTTACTCCCACTCAGGATTCCCGCGACATTATCAACGCCGCGGTAAAGTGCTTGGACAAAATCTGGAAGGATGGACACCGCTATCAAAAGGCTGGAATCATGCTGGGAGATTTTTTCAGTCAAGGGGTGGCGCAGTTGAACCTTTTCGATGAGAACGCTCCACGCGCAGGAAGCGATAAGTTGATGGAGGTGCTCGATCACTTGAACGCGAAAGACGGGAAAGGAACGCTCTACTTTGCCGGGCAGGGCATACAGAAGCAGTGGCAGATGAAGCGAGAGCATCTCTCGCCACGTTATACAACTAGATTTTCTGACGTTCTAGTGGTTAGGTAGTTATTTACGTTCTATAAAAAGAACGTAAAACAATTAATTGTCTAAACTGGTATAATATAAATAAAGGCTATTCCCCATTATTTTCTTTAAATCCTTCATATTTCTAAAGAAAATGTTTGAGATATGCTGATGATAATATTTTATTATGATCTTCATAAGCGCTGATACTACTTCATGAAGTTTTGTCACCATTTTATGCTGTGTTGAATTACAATCTCCCTCCATAAGTGATATAAATGTTGATGTGACATTTAAGTTCGCTTGTGGTGAAGAATGAACATAATAACAGGCGTTAATATAGACATTATGTAAATAAACCCAGCCTTCATCATTCTGATGGGCTTTTAAGAAGTCAAAGTCTTTGCGACGTACAGTTTGGTCAAAATCCCCACCATTATAGTTTTTATTGAGACTTATTCTGGCCACATGCTCCACCATCGATCTGAAATTTAGTTGGAGATATCGCTCTCTTTTTTTTATAATGGCAATTAAAGAGTTTAAAGTATCATATATAAAACCTTTTATATATGAAGAATGATTTAGGTTAGGGGTGTGGCTTAACATGGTGTTGCAAAGGCTTATTTGCCTAAATATTGATACTGATTTATTTATTTCATCAGTGGATGTGAGGTGCTGTTGCACCTCTGTTTTAAAGTTGTTTACATCTCTTGCAATATTGAAAGGATCATGCGTGAGCATTATTCTTTATCCTTTTTGTTTGCATCAATCCATATATTTAAATTCCTTATGGCATGCTTATTTTTAGATGTAGATTTTTGGCTTGATTTAATTTCATCATCAAACTTAATGACTAATGTATTAATGTTATTTAAGAAATGCACATATGTCATTTTTACGTCATCTTCACTTAATTCATTGATATGCCTGCAAATTTTAGCGCACATCAAAGTTCTTGATCTTACAGCATATTTCAAAAAAGATATTTTGAATGTTTTGTTAATAAATTCGGCAACATCGAAATTTGATCTAAAAACATCTTTTGAAAGAATCAACATAATTACTAGGCCTAAGAAGTTTTCTTTAGCCATAGGCATATGGTGAGCTTTATTGATAGCTCTGATTAGTTGCTTATTCATTTGTATCACCTTCCAAATGAGCCACTCTGCTAATAAATTCATTACAGATATTTTCTATATCTTGGCGCGACTTTGAGTAACAAGAAGGAATATTTCCTTGATACCCCACCATTAAATCTCGCACGTAGGTTAATTGGTTTTCAAAGAAATAGAAATTCGTAAACTGTGTATGGCTCTCGAATTGTTCTTTAATTTCCCTTGTTTTATTGGTCATTTCAGCGTCAGTATTTGTGTAAATGTAACCGACCTGCTTGATTTCTTTCTCATGATGTGTGCGCATATTTCGTATAACGCTATTTAAACTGCTTGCCCCTAGCACCGAGTAATGATCAATTTTAACCGGTGTAAGATAATAATCAGAAGCAAGGAGTGCCGTGTCTGTAAATAATGAAATCGTTGGAGGGCTATCGATAAAAATGTAGTCGTAACTTTCTTTTAGATCATTTTCATTGATAAATTTACGCAACATTTTTATTCTAATGCCTTCTTGGTTAGTATCAAAGATAATGTTTATGTCACCTAAGATAATATCAAGATTGTCTGATACTTTTGTAATGACCTGTTCTGGTGTCGCTTTCTTTTCATCCTCCATTAATGAATTTGGAAGCTCAAAAATTTTTCGAATAGTTTGATTATTAGGTCGAAGGGCAGTCATATATTCTTCAACTCGATCATAATGCCCCATTAAGGACTGAGTGGCATTAAATTGAGGATCGATATCGATAACTAGAACCCTGCGCCCCATATAATTGGCTAAAAATTCAGCAATTCCAACGCATAAAGTTGTTTTACCAACCCCACCTTTCATGTTTATAAAACTAATTACTGGTGCAGTCATTTTTTCATCCTTAATTATGTAGCGTGCAATAAATTCACTATAATGAAAACATTTTTTAGCTTGAATTTTAAACTGCGCGACGACTTGTCACCATATCATATATGATTTTTTTATGTTGTATAGACTGGAGTTATATCAGGGTCTTAGGTTGTATATGGCATCACATAACCATTCCGGTTAAATGATATCTAACGGGGATGTTAAATTGGCACCCTGATTCCTCACGTCACCAATGGCGCGCGTCACGGCGTGCCAGATATACTTTTCAGCGGGCACTGCACCGTCGGCCGCTATCTCTTCAGCTTCTTTCCCGCCTATATCCTGGCGCATCCACTCCCGGGCCGCTTCTGGCGACAAAACAAGTGGCCGCCGATCGTGAATATCGACCAGACCTTTATCAGCTGCAGACGTTACGATGAGAAAACCTTCAGCTTCGTCACCGCGTTCGAACGGCGTGCTGCCGATCGCGGCCATGAATATTGGTTGTCCGTCGGCGCGGTGAATGAAGTAGGGCTGTTTCTTGTCTCCTTCCTTCTTCCATTCGAACCAGCCATCCGCAAAACAGACCGCCCGACCGTGTTGCCATAACGGCTTAAACATACGGCTTGTGGCTGCAGTTTCAACGCGCGCGTTAATCAGTGGCGGCTTATCCCACCACCCAGGCGCGTAACCCCAGAGCACCGGATCGAGGTGCAGTTGTTCGTCGCGTTCACTCAACAGCAGGACTTTTGTACCGGGCGCCACGTTGTACCGACCAATAGGCTCTGGGTCATATGCGATATCACGATCGGCTTCATCGGCCAGGTAAGAAAGATATTCTTCACGGGTTTGGGCTTGTGCAAAACGTCCACACATAGAAACCTCCAGTCGGATGTCAGACTGAAAGTAAAGGGCAGGGAGAAAAATCAGCGCGCTGGTTAAGTCTTACAAACGGATTCGTGGCGAGTATGCTGATCAGGCAGAGAGGTGTAAAGCGGTGTGTTGCGAAACTGGAAGGAGCTACGCAAAAGAAGGTTATTTGGGGGCAAATTTGGGGGCAAAATGCAGAATAGGGGCAAAAAAAGGGCACGAAAAATGTAGTTATGGGTAGCTTTAGGGGGAAGTTGTTATGTTATAACTAATTGAATAAGTAGAGAAAATAAATGATATCAATGATTTGGAAAAATCAGCGTAGCTTATTCAGGTGGTACTGTTCTTTCTTGTTAATCTCTTGATTTTGTTGCATCTATTCGTTACTCAGATCTCAAATGGGGCACAGGGTGAGGAAAACGATTTCAAAGCGTCAGCTTCGTGTTCATCTCTTCTATCCATGTAGCATAGATTTCATACACCATCTGCGCATTTACGTGCCCCATCTGGTTAGCGATAAAAGAGGGGTTTGCGGCTACCGGTAAAAACCAGCATGCGAAAGTGTGTCGTGTATGGTACGGATTGCAGCGCCGAATGCCAGCACGATTTACAAATGAGCCCCACAGGAGAAGTTTGGTTAAGACTGAAGGGTTGTCTACACTTACAGCTTACGCAGTAAAAACGGAGGTGAAAATGACTGACCGTCCCGTTCATGGTGACCATCCTGATTATAATCCCAGCCCGGATAACCCGGAAAAGGATGGAAGAAAACCGAAAGATGATCCTGGCTCAGCGCCTGAATCAGGCGATAAAGATCCAGAGTAATGACCAACCGCCTTTACGAAGGCGGTTTTAACACCCATTACGGCCTCTCTACGCGCACCGCTATTCACGTTATCCTCATCAACGTCGTCTGATAACCGCTCAGAATCCATCCCTTTTTTGCCGGATGATCGGGTGAGATAAAGCACGGATCTCATTCCCGCGTACCAGCGCGTTTTACAGTTCTCCTGCTACGCTTTTGAGGGGGACAAGGGAGCGCTTCTATGAAAAATAAAGACGAGCAGACAGGATTAGTTGGGCTGGCGATTGGTGCCGCCGTTATCGGGCTGGTTTCATCCCAGAAGATCATCAACCGTGAAAGTATTGTCGATGAACTGGTAAGGCTCGGCAGGCAGAAGGGGGATGGTGTCGAAGATGAGGTCTTTTTAAAAGCGGCTGAGTTAGTGAGAAAAGGGGTATAAGCG